ATCGGTAAGCTCCCAAAAGATTCAACTATTGAAAATTTTTCTAAGAAAACTAACAATATATCTCGTGGTTTATCAGGAATGATAAATATCAACAGAGATATTGGAAAAATTTGGAAAGAGGTTCAAGAATTTGTTATAAAACAGATTGATCCTAAGCCAGAAGGTTTTCTAAGTATGGAAGATGAAATGATTCAATGGATGAAAGATATCGAACAATATATTGATATTATTGTTAAAAAGAAAGCAACAATAATAAACGAACAAATAATTAAAATATCTGGTCTATTGAAGCAAGGCTTACGTCTCCGTCATTGGGCTTTCACTAATAAATGTAGTCCAGATGTATGTAGGAATATCTCAAATTATATAAGAACCGCAGAACAATTATATAATTATGCAGATAAGAATAATACATTAGACGGTGGACAACGACAACGACCTCTTTGTATAGTGTTGTTTGGTGAATCTCAAATTGGTAAATCTGGTTTGATATATCCTTTAGCTCAAGACTTATGTTTTGCTGCAGGATATAGAAAATCTAGCGATATTGATGAACAGATTTATGCCAGACAACCTGAGACTGAATTTTGGGATGGTTATAAAGGTCAATTCATAGTAGTACGAGACGATTGTCTTGCTGCTGTGGATGATGTTTCTAATCCAAATCCCGAATTACATGAAACTATACGAGAGATGAACGACTTCCCATATCATTTACATATGGCTGCTTTGGAAGATAAAAATTCTTTTTATACTTCTAAAGTAGGTATTATGACAATAAATGATATAAACGCGCCAATTAAATCTTTGACTTATCCTGAAGCTTTTTATAATAGAATTTCTGATCATATGTATCAGGTCACACCTGCTGAACCATTCAGAAAAATTTTAAAGCTTGAAGGTAATAACGAAAAGATTTTATTGGATATCGACAAAGTACGACAACGACTTGATGAGTTATCCGAAGAGGCTGGTTACCGTGTGCCAATAACAACTGAAATATATAATTTTATAAAATATAAGAAAGTTGTTATTGCAGGAAAGACACAATTTAAACCGGATCCATCAGCCAAAATTCTTAATTACGATGAATTCTCTGCTTTGATGTGTGCTCAATTACAACAAAAGCAAGATGATTTCAATGTGAAGAGAGAATTTATGGAAAAACGACTCAAGAAAATGATAGCTGAAGTTGGAAATGATGAGGAATTCTTTGATTGTTATGCTGATATGACGAACATTATTTCTGAAAGAATTTGTAATGGTGAATCACTTCTAGACATAGAATGTGATTTATTAAATTCCGACAGAGCTGATGAATATTTAGCATTTAAAAATAAATCAAATGAAATTCAAAATTCATTTACAAACAAGCTATTATACTATTCCGAAACGATGTTTGATAATGCTGTTTCATCTATTAAATCATGGTTTAATAAGTGTAAACAGTCATGTCAAGCAATTCTCGATAAGTACCCAGCATTGAAATACATTTTTATGTTGGGCACAGTGGCAGTATCAATGTTTGCTATTTACAAGTGTTTTATCCAAGAAGAAAAGATACCACACTTTGTGACTGGTGATGTTATTACTGCCGAGGAATATGATCGAAATTCAAAATGGATTGGTCAACAAAAGAATTTGTCCTTCGGTGAACGTATGAGTTACTGGAAAACAAATTTGTTGATGGCCAATCCTGATGAACGAGAAAATATTCTCAAAAACACGGAGGGTGTACCGTTTCATGTTAATGAAGCGATGCAATCTCCATCGAACGGAAAAACAAAGAATTTACAAAAACATATTGTTGAAGCTATGCAATCTCCTTCTAATGGTAAAGATAAAAATTTAGTTAAACACAAAATTGAAGCAGGCGCTTTTCATGAATGTGAAGGCTCTGTGGATGTAAATGCTGTTGAAACTGCCTTTACTATTATGAAGAATAATTTGTATAGCATGACATATGTTAATGATAAGGGAAAGGATATTATTCTTGGAAATGCAATTGCATTACAAGGACATAATTATCTAATTCCTTATCATTTTGTAAAGTATTTGTTGTTGCGTAAAGCACCTTTATCAACTAAATTAAATCTTTCAAGAATTAATTATGCTGAGAAGGTGTATAATAACATGTCTACTTTCGAATTGCGTGAGTTAGTTAATGCTGATGGTAGTCTTAATCGTGCTATCCAAATTAAATATGGAGAACATGAATTGGACGCCATTATCTTTAATGTTTCTACGCATGGAAATAGTGTGTTGCATAGATCTATTCTCAAACACTTCATCGAAAAAAATGAATTAGGTCGTTTGAGAGGAAATATGCAAGGTCTTCTTTTATCGTATCATAATGATAATGGACAGATAGCTAAAGTGATCAAATCACTTTATGATGTACATAATTATGAACAAGAACTACGTATTAGCGTAGAGAATGAATCATATATACATCGAGCTGGTTATCTTTATAATGGTGATACGATGAAAGGAGATTGCGGTGGACCACTAATTATAAAATCCAACTCTCTTACTCGTAAGATAGTTGGCATTCATATTAGTGGTTCGGCGGGAGAAGGCTATTCTGCTAAACTTTATCAAGAGTTGTTACAACAACATATTGATGAACTTAGCAGAAAAGTCGAGGATACTCATAGAGTTCATTGTTTCTTACATATTGATGAAAATATGTTAAAAGATGACAATGTTACTCTACCAGATGGAGTATTTAACGAAATAGGAACACTAAAAGTTCCATTATATCAGGCTTCTAGAACAGTTCTAAAACCGTCCTTGATATATGGAGAAATTAGTGAACCTATAACGAAACCAGCACATTTGCGACCCTTTGAAAAAGATGGTGTTTTAATAGACCCAGCTTATAAAGGATTGGAAAAATGTGGTGGTATAACACCTTTGATTGATTCCAATTTTTGTGAAATGGCTCGTAATTATGTCCAACACAAATTGTTTATAGATCATAAACATGTTGGTTATGATACATATGCACGAGTTTTAACTTATGAAGAATCAATTATGGGTACCGATGATCTATATATGTCCGCAGTATGTAGATCAACATCACCTGGTTATCCATTTAATAGCGATATTAAATATAAAACGAATAAACCAGGAAAACAACAATGGATGGGTAGTGGTGAAACTTTTGATTTCACATCATCCTCTGCTTTACAATTGAGAAATATTGTACAAGAATTAGAGGATAATTGTGAGAAAGGAATCATTACCGGTGTTGTTTGTGCGGACACAATGAAAGATGAGCGTCGACCTATCAAGAAAGTTGATGAAGGAAAAACGCGCATGTTTTCGGCTTGCCCTATGCATTTTGTAGTACTGTTTCGCAAATATTATTTGGGATTTGCAGCATTCATAATGCATAATAGAAATAAAAACGGTATAGCTGTTGGTACTAATCCTTACAATGAGGATTGGGATCAAATAGTTAGACAAATTTCTATGAAGGGTAAGCGTGTGCTTGCAGGAGATTTCAGTAATTACGATGGCTCTCTTAATACTCAAGTATTATGGTTAGTTTACGAAATTATTGAAAACTTCTACAAGCGTTATGACAAGAATTACAGTGATAAGGATGCGAAGATTCGTTATTCATTATGGCTTCATATAGTGAATTCTATTCATGTTTATGGAGACACATTGTATCAATGGACTCATTCTCAACCATCAGGGAATCCTTTTACTGTGATTATAAATAGTGTTTATAATCTTTTAATTCTTGTTATAGGTTATCTGGTCGCTATTAAAAATAGTAATTTAGATAACAAACAAAAAGTTTGTCTACTCAATACAATGAGTTTTGACAAACATGTTTCTCCTGTTGTTTATGGTGATGATAACATACTCAATATAAGTGATTATATTAGTGATGTTTTCAATCAACAAACTCTGACGGATGCGTTAAAACTTGTTGGCCATGAATACACAGAAGAAACGAAGGATGGGAAAATGCATCTCTATAGAAATATAGATGAAATTAGTTTTCTCAAGAGACGATTTGTGTTTGACAATGATACACTTCATTATGTTGCTCCTTTAGATAAGAGCGTCATTTATGAAATGTTGAATTGGGTAAGAGGAAATTCAGTGGATTCTGTATTTCTTCTTAAATCAAACATAGAGACGGCACTTCGTGAAATTAGTTTACATGGTGAGAAAGAATTCGAAGAATTTGTATCTCACCTATGTGCTAATGACAAAGTGATGCGTCTAGTTCAGCCATATGTCCCAACATATGCTGAAGTGCGTTGTGCCATAGAACATATGGATGCAATGGGCGGTTTTGCCGCGTAGACCCAATCATGTGATCTTGCAATATCAAATAAATTTGTGATGTTAAATTGATATTGCACTGCTATGATTGGAAGAAGGTTGATTATTTAATCTTACTTCCAGGATGCCTTGAAAGCAGCCCTTTCAAAATCCAGGAACCATCACTCGGTTATATGTTATAAGTGACGCACATAACTTAAATTTATCACTTGCCGAAACAACAACGAACGAAAGTGCTGTTGCAGCTTTAAATGTGACAAACGATGAAGATTCAAGATACAACGAGGTGAAACAAGTTGTATCCTTCAATAATCAAGGCCAAACTGTTGCTGATGAAGCTCTTGCCAAGCAAGTTGACTTACCCAAATCTTATTTGGATATGACAATTGCTAATGATAAGATGCATACAATCAACAACTTTTTGGAACGACCCATTCGTATATGGGCTGGTCAGTTTTCGACTAGCAATACTCAGGATCAAGTTCTTTATTCGGGAACTTTTCCAGATATATTGTTATCTGACCCCATGTACAACGAAAAGATTCGCGGTTTTGTGGGATTGAGAGCAAATGTTGAAGTAACAGTTCAAATAAATGCTCAAAAATTCCAACAAGGCCGATTAAGATTGCAGTATTTGCCCTACCAGAAATATCTTGGTAACAAAACGACACTTATTAATTCCACTTTAACAGGAATGACTTCGTGTCCTGGAGTTGACATAGATGTTTGTGGTGGTTCAAATCCACAATCCAGAATCGCACAAGCCACATTTGTTATTCCTTATGTATCACCACACGCATACATAAATTTGATAACAGGTCATGGCACAATGGGACAAATAAACCTATTTGTTTATAGTCCATTACTTTCAGGTTCAGCAGAATCTCCTAATTGTGAAGTCACAATTTGGGCAAGATTTTTAGAACCCAAATTGGCTTTCCCTACTAGTGCAAAACCATTCTTTAGTTCTTCTACAAGAACACACGTTGCACAAGTTAGGGGTGAGGCCAAGAAACTCAAGAAGACTGGTGTAATTTCCAATACTTTAGGTAGTATTGCTGAAACATTACACACAGCTTCAAAAATTCCTGTAATTGGTTCATACATGGCTATCCCTGAGTGGTTAGCTACTAGTGGTGAAGCATTATGTAAACTATTTGGTTGGTCAAAACCGACTATGCCAATGGATACAAAATTGCGAACTACTAATTGTATGCCCAATTACAACGGTCAGGATTCAAGTCATAAAATGGCTTTGTCTGCTGACAACGAAATAGACACTCCAAGCGGAATTAGCGGTACTGATCTTGATGAAATGGCTTTAAGCTCTATATTCAAGATTCCAGCTTACTGGCAACAATTTACTTGGAATACGTCACAAACATTTACAGATCAGATCCTTTGGACTGATGCTGTAACTCCTTTAAAATTCTCACCAATTTCCGGCACAACTAATGGAATCAATATGACTCCTGTTGGTTATGTCGCAAATTGTTTTGGATTATGGCGTGGCTCTTTGATATATACTTTCAAATTAGTTAAAACTGGTTTTCATGCTGGTAGATTACGCGTATTTTTCGTACCGTATGAATCAGCAGCAAATCTAGTGGCAGGTTTTGCGCCTGCTAACGAAATTGAAAAGAATTATCAAATAGTCATCGACATTGAGGAGAGCGACACATTTTCATTCAAAGTCCCTTATGTAGCTACTAAACCATGGTTTAATACGACATCATTAGGCACCGTGAGTGGAAATATCCCAACGAGCACAGGCTACATTGTAGTTACTGTGTTAAACGAACTCAGAGCAGTAAGTACAGTTTCATCTTCCATAAATATTTTAGTTGAAATATCCGGAGGTGATGACTTGACTTTTGCTTGTCCACAAGCCCCTCTATACTTACCTGGTACGCCTACTGTTGAATCCTCTTCACGAATGATTGAACATGAAGCACAAGTATTTGGTACAGCTGTAGAGGTACAACGAAACGAAGCTCAATTGTTATACGACCCTGATTCTATAACCAATATTGATCCGCTGACGAACTGGTCACCAGAGGCGCATTGTATTGGAGAAAAAATAGTTTCAGCACGACAATTGATAAAACGAACGAATTACGTAGGCTCCATAGTTGAAAATCGAACCAACTATAACCATGCTGTTAATAAACAAAATAATAACACATTGGGAGTCATAAATCCATACGGCATGAAGTATTCTTCTCCAGTTTCTGGAATAGATTACATAAGCTATTTTAGTTATTTGTACGCTTTCTTTAGAGGAGGAATGCGTATCAAAATAGCTTCTATAGCTCAAAGTGCTGATGGACTTTTGCCAGCCGCAGAAACACCTGCTGGTGTGTGGATGTCAAAACCGTATTCGACGTCTAACATCTTCGTCAAGATGTTCAATGCTTTAAATCCTTTGATGACAACTATTGTAACTAGAACTGCCAAAATAAACAATATAATTGGCAAAATTGGATGTAATGGATTGCAATTTTCAGGAAACAACATAAATGTTGCTACTGATATGCATCCATTGTTTTCAAATGCTAGTTCATCTGTAGTTGTCTCAAACAGGATAGAAGGAATGACAGAAGTAGAAGTACCGTATTATAATTCAACACATATAACACCTTGTGTTGATAATGGTGCTACTTCTTCCATGTTTCCGGTGATTTCACAAAGTGAAGCAGAAGGAGCTTATCCTTTGCCAGTGTTGGTTTTTGGTACTATCCCTTATAATACCAGTTTCCAACTCTTGCAACAGGATTTAACTCCCGAAGTTTTATCTACAATGGAATCATCCACACAAACAACGTTCCACATCTATCGACAAGCTGCTGATGATTTCAGTTTTCATTACTTGATAGGAATACCAACAATGATATCTGAAACATCTACGAACATTGGAACCTTCGTTCCTGCAGTTCCATAGTGCGTCATACAACGTATTATGGCTGTAGGAATGCTCACTCTGACCCGTCCCTTAAACCCAGGCGGTATATACTACTACTCCAAGGAGTAAAACTACGAAACGAATCGAAACGAACTCATATATGATCTTCAATTGTATATGTTTTATCTTACGAAACGAAACGAAACGATTTTACGAAACGAAACGAAACGATTTTATGAAACGAAACGAAACGAAACGAAGCGAAACGAACTCATATACGATCTTCAATCGTATATGTTTTATTTGAATCAAATGAGCTATTCGCTATAAACGCGACTCAAAAACCAAATAAAAATTTTAAAATACCGAGCTATTCGCTATAAACGCGACTCGAAAATCAAATAAAAATTTTAAAATACCGAGCTATTCGCTATAAACGCGACTCGAAAATCAAATAAAAATGTAAAAATTTCAAAAATCAAATAAAAATGTAAAAATTCATAAATCAAATAAAAATGTAAAAATTTCAAAAAT